TAACGCCTTGGTCGCTGGTGGAGGCATCTCTAGGGTTATCACGAGTGTCTCTAGCCCTACGACTGCTGGCTCAACCGCCCTTAGAGACTATGTTTACTTTGTTTCGGGCACTACGACGCTAACGCTACCTACTGCCGTCGGTAATAGCAACCTCTATACAGTGAAGAATACAGGCGTAAATACAGTGACTATCGCCACTACCGCAGGCCAAACCATTGACGGGAGCGCTTCCATTACCTTACCTGTCGCAAACACGTCCGTTGACCTGGTGTCTAACGGCAGTAACTGGAGCATAGTCTGATGAGCTACACACCCAATAACCCCAACGGATCAGCGACATCAGCCAACTCGGCCCCAGTAGTCATTGCTAGTGACCAATCGTCGATACCGGTTGCTGCCACCATAACCGGTACGCCTACGATATCCGGTTCGGTGTCCGTTTCCAACTTCCCAGCGTCCCAGGCGGTCACAGGAACGTTCTTTCAGGCTACCCAGCCTGTTAGTGCTGCCTCACTCCCTTTGCCCACTGGAGCCGCCACAGACGCTAGCCTTGCCACTGTAAACACCACCCTTGGCACTCCGTTCCAGGCTGGCGGGAGCATTGGCAACAGCGCTTTTGGTATCTCCGGCAGCCTTCCCGCTGGTTCTAATGCCCTCGGTTCTGTTTCTGTCTCTAACTTCCCTGCGACACAAGCGGTAACCGGCACGTTCTTCCAGGCCACACAGCCGGTATCCGCAGCCGCCCTACCGCTCCCGACGAACGCGGCCCAAGAGGCTGGCGGCAACCTCGCTACCCTGGTAACAAACACCACCAGCATCGCCACATCGGCTTTGCAAACTACGGGAAACACTAGTCTTTCGACGATTGCGACGAATACGGGCAACATCCCCGCCAAGGGCGCTGCGACGACGGCCAACTCCATGCCGGTCAACATCGCCTCTGACCAAACGCTGCCCACGTCTGTGCCGGACCTCTACGTCACGGGAGCAGCGGCACAGACAGCTATCGTTAACAACATATTAACAGCAGCCTCTGGCGCAGCCGCTACAGACTTGACTGGATACCGCTCTGCCACGGTGCAGGTTGTCTCGACGGGTACTGGCGGCACTTGCATCTTTGAGGGAAGTAACGACAACACCAACTTCCAAGCAGTACCTGTCTATAGCCAGTTGATCCTAACTGGAACGGCTATTACTACTGCCATCACGGCCACCGCGTCTCAGTTGATTTACACTTTACCTACTACTTTCAGATACTTACGCCTTCGTATTGTGACCACAATCACTGGCGGTAGCATCCAGGCGTTCTCGCGTTTCTCACAAGCTGCCTGGACGCCCCCGGTGTTTCAAGTCGCTCAGAACACTGCCGGTAGCTTACAAACCACGGCCACGCTCTCCTCCGGCACTGTGACGACTGTTAGCACAGTCACTAACGGCAACCTTGGCTTTCCTGGACAAACCACAGACGTGGCGTCTGCGGCTTTGACCACCACCACGACAACAGCGGCCTTTGCCCCCACCTACGGAAACGCCTATCAGATCAATATCCCTGTGACGGTTGTATCTGGCACATCCCCCACTCTTGATATTGAAGTGCAGGAGTCTCGTGACGCGGGTACAAACTGGGTGGCAGTATACGACTTCCCGCGTATTACGGCTGTTGGCTCATACAGCAGCCCCATGATGCCGTCTACGGGTAACCGCGTTCGCTACGTCCAAACGGTCAGCGGTACTACGCCTTCATTCACCAGGGCTATTTTTCGCTTGCAGGAGTCCTTTGGAGGAGTGACGTTCTTGCGTCAAATGATTGACCGCACCATCAACTTGACGTCTTTGGGGAGCACAACGGCCGTATTGCAGGCTGAGCAGCAGACCAAAAACGTCCAGTTGACGATTAACATCGGAGCGGCCACAGGCGCTCCTGCTGTCCAGCTGCAAGCCTCAGATGACGCTGGCGCTTCCTGGTACTCCATTGGCTCCCCGCTGACGGCTGTGGCATCGTCTACGGTGTCCTCGACTATCGCCAACGTAACTGCCCAACAGTACAGGGCTATTGTAACAACGGCCGGCACCGGAGTGACTGCCGGCTACACCTTAGTGAGGGCGTTCTAATGGTTTCTTTGTACTACTTAGTGGATCAAGCGGGCGATATTTCGGGCGAAAAGGCTCTTGAGGGCAGCTATCTTGACCTTGCCCACGCTCAAGAGCAGGCGACAAGTGACGGTGTCGCTCATTATAGTATTGAAGACTCGACAAACGGCATCACTACAATCGTTTTTATCTGTTAGTGGGGGAGTTATGGATGACAAGTTTCAGCGTCTTGAGAACAAGTTAGACACTTTGAGCGATAAATTAGTGGATATCGACAAGACGCTGGTCCGTAACACTGTCTCGTTAGAAGACCATGTCAGGAGAACCAACTTACTAGAAGAGAAGTTGGCACCAGTTGAAAGGCATGTCGCAATGATACAAGGCATAGTTAAGTTTATAGCTTTAATGGGAGTGCTTTTAGGCATCGCTAAGGCGGTATTATGAGCTTTTTTAGAGACTTATTGTCATCCGATAGCAAACTCAGCTCCTTACGCGTTATGGCCTTCTTGGCTCTTTTTGCTGGCATTGTGATTGCAGTGTATGGTCTTTATATGAACCGTGACATGATAGGGCTGTCCGCTTTGTGTGGGGTGTTTGTGGGAGCAGCCTTCGGAGGAAAAGTAAGTCAGAAAATCTTAGAAAAATCAGATAGTTAGGCGGTTCTTTGAAACTTCGAATCCTTAGTCTTTTGGTCATTATAGTTGTGTGTTTTCACACCTTCCGTGCTTGGGAAAGCAGCGATAGGCACCTTCGGTATACAGTATATAAGCTATTCGATGACAGCGGCAGTTGCACTGGGGTTAAGGTATTCGCGCCAAGCGGCAAGGCGTACGTGCTGACTGCGGGGCATTGTGCTAGCTTGCTTAAGGACGGCACAGTTAAGGCGACTACGGAAGACGGTGTCGAGTATACCCTTAATTTTATTGAGGAAGACCCCTACTCTGATTTACTTCTGCTTTCAGCACCTGTCGACGGTCCTGCGGTGAGTGTAGCAAAGCAATTGGAGCGGCATGAGCATGTCCACACCTTGACGCATGGCAGAGGATACCCCACTTACCGCACCGACGGTGAGGCCGTCGCAACAGACGTCACCACTGTTCCTACATTACGTTTGACGAATCCTAACGACATCGTTAAGTGCTCCTCGCCAAAATATACGATCATAACAACCCCTTTCGGGGATCGGGCATGTGCGGTTGTCACTGTACAGCTAATATCGACGGCCAGTTTGATACCGGGTAGCAGTGGTGGACCATTATTTAATGCTGAGGGCCAACTTGCGGGTATCGCTAGCGCCACAGACGATAAGTTTGCGGCTTTTGTTACCCTTTCCGACATTGGATCTTTTTTGAAAGGACGATAGATGTCAATCACTTTCAATGAGTTGCTCCATGGGCACCTCATTAGCGATGTCCCGATAGCATGTCAACACAATTTGGAAGAGCTTTTGAAGCGCATTAACGTCATTAGGGACGCTTGGGCTAAGCCGATGACTGTGACGTCAGGCTTTCGGACGCAAGCCGATCAAATGAGGATCAACCCCAAAGCACCCAACTCAGCGCATACGCGCGGGCAGGCAGTAGACATCTTAGACGAGGGACTCGAGTTGACGGCTTGGCTTAAAGGCGATGGCGCTAAGTTGGCCGAAGAGACTGGCTTGTGGTTTGAAGAGGGCAATAAGAATTGGGTTCACGCCCAAATCGTTGCGCCCCGCAGCGGCCACCGCTGGTTCTTGCCCTAGAGCTCTAATTCTAAAGGCGTCGTGCCATAAACCTCAAGCAAAACCTTCTTCTGCGCATTATAATGGCGCACAGTGAATTTGTGGCTGGGATCCCGGATCAAGACCACTTTGGCGCTCTCTTTGCCCGGATACGTCCGGACGGCCCTTCCAACCTGCTGCATAAAGGCACTCTTAGCCTTGCCTAGTCCGGCTATAATGACGTATTCGCAGGGCTTTGTGTCCACGCCCTCTCCGATTATGCCTGTCGTTCCTATCAAGGCCGATATTTGGCCTTTGGCGAAGGCTTTGATTAAGGCTCTAGAATCGTCGTCCTGCCCATTAGCGAAAGGGATGCCTGTCATGGTGCTAAGGGTATTGCCATGCGAGATTTCTTTAACCAAGGTCAACGTGGAGCGTTCTTGGGCTTGTAGGCGGAGCATCAAGAGGGCGATACGTTCGTTACGATGCATATTTTGGGTTACTAGTGCTCGATATACTTCCGCCCAAGTGGTTGCCCCGGTGACAATTTTCGGCATTTTGAGGTAATATGCCTCTACGGGAACGACGTACTTAGCCTTTACCGCGTCGTGGTAGGACAGTTCGTAGGCTGGCTGGCCGCAGATAGCCTCAAACAGCAGGTGCTCGTTGGTTTGGTTCCGAAAGAAAGTGGCGGATAGAAAGAAGCGGTAGTAAATGCCATTCCAGACGGATTTATTAAGCTTTTGGTACGTCTTGGCAGCAGCGTGATGACATTCATCAATTATCAAACAGTCGTAATCCTTAGCGTTTTGCAGCTTTTTACTGTCGATATTGCATATCGTGATATGTGAATCGTTCAGGAAATAGGTCCTCATGGCGGCCTGCAGTTGGTGCTTAATCTCAAGCGACGGCACTACGACAAGTGTCCTAACCTGGAGTACGTTAGCGAGCATGGCGATGACGAAACTCTTACCTGAGCCCGTAGGCATAACCAAGCCGCACTGTTTGGCCAAGGATGCCCGGCGTACCGCCTCCACTTGGGCGGGGTAGGGCGTCAAGGTAGGCGCCATATGGAACAGCCTTGCCGCATTTAGAGGCACCTTGCGGGTGTCATTAGTGCCGAAGGTTATCTGGTTTTTTTGTAAAAATTCATGTACATAGGTCAGTAAGCCCGTGGGAACATTGCCTTTTTTGTCAACTAGTGACTGGCGCTTGGGCGGAAAGCGGGAGAAAACAGCCGCAGACTCTCCGCCCGGGAGGTAACTTAGCTCCTTGCGCAGGTCAGCCAGGGCTTCTTCCTTGAGTCCGATGATACGACTGTAACTGTTGCCAACGGTTATTGTTGCGTTATTTGGCACGACGCCCCCACAGTAAAGGTGCAGCTAGAGTTTATGCCGTTCGATTGATATTGTCCAGGTGGGATGAGGGAGCTAAACCCATCGTTGGCGCTATAGGTGGCATACAGATTGCCGTCGATACAAAAGCCAACCTCCGAGAAGGTGATGGGGTAGGTCGTCGTTCCTGAGCAAAACTGGACTATGGATATCTGAGTGCCAGGTGCTCCTGGCTGGCCGGCAGGGCCCTGCGGTCCAGAAGGCCCTACAATCGACAGTCCGGGTACCCCAGGGCTACCCACAGCCCCATTGCAGATAATGCTTTGTGAGCCGTCTACGGTGATTACAGTGCCGCCCGTTGGACACTGTGTCTCAGTAGCAGGCGATTGGGTAATTATGGGTGTTTTACCGGGTATCCCCTGATCGCCCTTAGCACCATCGACTCCGTTAACCCCAGAGTACCCGGTGCAGGCGCTCATAAGGACCATCAGGGCTAGAATCGCAAAAACCAATAGGGCATTCTTCATAAAACCTCCTGCCCTCAGTGTCGCCCTAAGTGCCCTTAAAGTCAATATTAAAAATTTTACTAAAAACCACTTGACATAGGCCCTAAAGACGATATACATTGATATACGGTGACTAGATGCGCCCTCCCTTTTGAAAAACACTCTTTAAAACTAACGTATTGACATTAAGACTTAGGGCCTTTAGCAAAGTTTTTAAAAGAGATTGTTCTTAGGGCATACCGCTTTTAGGCACTTTTAGCAAAGGTTTGCTTTTTAGGGTCCTGAAAATAGTAGAAATCTATACCTTTTACTAAGGCACTATGGGCGCGCGCGCTTTTTTTGCTTGCTTTTCTCGGTGTAGTTCGATATGATACGGATTCTAGGCCGGGCGTGGCGCGGCGAGGTACGGCATGGCGAGGCGCGGCAGGGCAAGGTGAAGGGCAAGGCGTAAAAACCTTGCCTTTTTTATTTTTGTCCTTTATATTTAAATTTCTAGGCTCGGCGTGGCGCGGCGTGGTATGGCGGGGCCCGGCCCGGCTTGGTTTGGCAAGGTGAAGCGGTAGTCTCAAAAACTACCGCTTTTTTTATTCCCCTTGCACTTTAAAAAATAGTGGCATACAGTGGGTTCATAGGAGGATTTATGCAAACGCTAACCGTTACGTTCAAAGGTATCAGTCCGCTACTCATGCACAGTGCTCGCTTTGCCAACCCGCTCGACCCGGCTACCAAAGCCCATAAGGCTCTTACGTCTAAGCGTAAGAAGACCGATGAGGACCACGAAGCCATTGCCAAGAGCGAGTGGCTTGGCGGCTTGTACTACGAAAAAGCCGTAGGGTTCTTCATCCCGGGCACCAACTTCGAAGGGTGCTTGTTCGAAGCTGCCAAGATGCAGAAGCTCGGTAAGGCGTCGAAGCGCGCTTTGTATGTCGTCGAAGATCATATCAAACTCGACTACAAAGGCCCAAAAGATCCAGAAGCGATGTACAAAGACCCTAAGTTTGTCGATGTGCGCGCTGTTAAAGTCGGAACTGCCAAAATCATGCGCAGCCGGCCTAAGTTTCAGGAGTGGGGCGGAGTGTTCACGCTCCAGTTCAACCCTGAGCAAATCAATGAGTCAGAGATTTTACAAATTTTAACCGATGCTGGATCGTTGGTGGGAGTAGGTGATTACCGCCCGCGCTTTGGCAAATTCTCAGTCGAGGTGAAGTGATGAGCGATGTAGTTGTACTGCCAATCTGGAAGAACGCTGTCAACAACTTTATTATCAAAGGGTCGAAGCCAGGTGACCTGATATCAAAAAGTTGGTTGATGCGAGAGTTTGGCATCGAAGAGCCGAAAACGATGTCTGAGTTGCAAAAAGCTCAGCTGAAGTTTATGGGCTGCATGAACAAGTTCCAAACTGAGTTGTTGGAAGAGCACCAAATCGCTCTGAAGACGGTTCAAGGGGTCGGCTACGAAGTCGTCGCCCCCGAGGATCAAACGCGGTTTGGCCTTGTAGCAGGCGTAAGGGCTATCGCTAAGGCCATTACTGCTACGGAACGCACTGTCGCAAACGTCAAGGTTGACTCTTTGACAGATGCACAGCGGCAAGAGCATTCTGACGGCTTGGCTAAAGTAGCCAATATGCAGTCGATGTTCAGCCGACGTCGTTTGCTTGGGCGATTAAAATAAAGTCTTTGTATTTCGGCGGGGCTGGGCCCGGCCGGGCATGGTTAGGTGCGGCAGGGCACGGTAAGGCAAGGTAAGAGGGCTTTCGGGCCCTCTTTTTTTTTTCCTTGACACATCGACCTTGTCCTGCTAGGACTACTACCAGCCTGTATCTTATTGTTTGGGCCTAAAGATTTTATGCTTTCTGAAAAGGTTGACACCCAGCCGCTAACCTGATAGTCTATATTCAGTAACGACTCCTCTGCACTCCGGCCGAGGGTAGTAGGTCCCTCCTCCTGCCTACTACCCTCGGCCTTCTTCTAAGGGGAGGGGTGTTACAAAGGGAGGTTGGAGGGAATATGCGTAAGATCATTTTATCAGGCGGCATAGATGAAGAGTCGTTCAAAGACTTCTGCGAGCAAATGGGCGAGTTGGAAGAAGGCCCTGCTGGCGTCATTGATATTGACCTTTGTTCTGGTGGCGGGGACGCTTATACTGCTCTCGGTTTTTGCGCCCGCATTCGTACTTCTTCTTGTGCTACTCGCGTTGTAGTCTACGGCTCTTGCCAATCCGCAGCCGTTCTGATTCTAGCAGCCGGTACCAAGCGCTATATGACAAAAGAGTCGTGGGTGATGGTGCACGAAGATCAAGCCGTCCCGGAAGGCGCTACCAGCCTTATCGAAGTTGAATCCAAGCAACTTAGGGCTATGGAAGATCAGTGGTCAAAGCTTTTGGCTGAGTATACTAAGACTTCGGCTAAGAAATGGGCCAAATTACATAAAGAAACCACATACTTAACGCCTGAACAGTGTTTAAAACTAGGGCTGATTGACGGTGTCATATGACCTACCCCTATTATCCTGGTGCGGGAGTTGACCGACGCCCAGAAGTGTCTCATATAGTTGACAAAGATGAGGTAAATGCAAAGATTGCTATACAAAATAATTTGCATAGCGACGAGGGGGAAGCATGAGCCAAAAATATGAGTTAATAGCGACCGACAAGACTACGTCATCTGGCGCTCCACTGCTCCAGATACGGGCCTTGCGTAAGTTTAGTGAAGTTGGCATTGGGGACTTAGGTGGATATGTACAATCGGAGGCCAACTTAAGCCAGGGCTCCGACAACGCCTGGGTTTGTGGCAACGCTCAGGTTTATGACAACGCCTGGGTTTATGGCAACGCTCAGGTTTGTGGCAACGCTCGGGTTTTTGCCAGCGCTCAGGTTTCTGACGACGCTCAGGTTTATGACAACACTCGGGTTTGTGGCAGCGCCTTGGTTTTTGCCAGCGCTCAGGTTTATGGCGACGCTCAGGCGACCGCAACTCACCACCTGTTAAGCGTTACAGGTCTCAGGTGGCCGATGACGTCTACTACTGCCGGCGTACAAGTAGGATGCCATAACCACTCAATGCAAGTGTGGAAAGCGGACTACGCCAGAATTGGCGCAGAAAATGGCCTGTCCCCAGAGTTGGCCAAGGAGTACTTCCGGCTAATGAAAGCGCTGCGCAGAATTCAGAGGCTAGAGGAGCGGGCTATCAAGGCCGCTGGCGAGGGGGAGAAGTGAGGAAGAAATGACCGCCTTTAACCATATAATCATTTTTCTAGCGTTTTACGGATTGTTTCTGTATTTTATCTATTGGTGGTTTGGAGTTTAAAATGGAGACCAAGTATGTCGTGGCAGGTGGTATTACCGCTCTGGCTGTGTCTTTTTCCGCTGGCCGTTATTCCGTGGGAAGACCCACAGTTCAGACAGTTGTTGACACAAAAACTAAAGTCGATGTGGCAAAGGATATCGACACTAATACCAAGACCAAAATCGTCGAAGTCAAGACCAAAGACGGTACGGTCACAAAAACCACGACGATTGAGCAAATCAAAGACGAAGACACGAAAATCGTCCAAGACATCCAAACGCATGCGCAACAAACCATCACGCCTCCAAAAAGAAACAGTGTCAATATCTCGGCCCTCATGGGAACCCGACTCACTGACAACTTCGGAGTCCCTATCTATGGAGCAATGGTCAGCAAAGAGGTCCTCGGCATGGTGACCGTTGGTGCCTTCGGCTTGACTAACGGCACTGTAGGCGTTAGTATAGGTCTTACCTTTTAGGAGGGAACATGAGCAATTTTAAGACCTTGATCGCTGAGCTAGAGATCCTTATCACCGACAGCTACGAGTCTGGCGTTAGCATGGAGCAGGCAGAGCGCCTTGCAGGCCGTTTCCTTACCGCTCAGATGCTCGTCTCTTCTGAACTGCGTAAAGCCGACCTTAGTTCTCGAATGCGCAAGACGGGCCTTAAAGCCGTGCGAGCCGCGACCTATTTGGAGCAGGTAGAAAAGAATGAAAAGAAACCCAGTGATGTATTGATTAATAGTATTGTGGATACCTCTACTGACGTTATCGCAGAGCAACATGGATTAGACGAATCAGAGGTGGATAGAGACGAGCTTGAACGCCTTTACAGCATTTACCAGAATGCCCACATTCATTTTCGCACTATTGCCAAAGGAACTATGTGATGTCGAAAGTCGCAGCCGTTAGAGAGAAAAGTTCCAAACTGTACAACAAGGGCGGTTCCAAGATCATTCTTGCTGACGAGATGGCCAACACCGAAGACCTTGAGTTTGTAGTGATGCCCAAATGGTGGCAAGATGCGACGAACACCAAAGGATTGCCGTTTCGCAAAATCGTCATGATTGCGGGCGACAGCGACAGCGGTAAGACCTCTTGCTCTATTGCGGCACTAAAGGCCGCCCAAGAACAAGGTATTTGTAGCCTTTACATCGAAACAGAAGGCAAGACCACAAAGAAAGACTTTACTGACTGGGGGGTAGACCCCAAGAAAGTCCATGTTTTACAAGAATCGGTAGTTGAGAACATATACGATGCAGTGCTTGGCTTTATTGACTATCAGATTGCCAAAAACCCGGATCAAAAACTTCTGGTGATTTTCGACTCCATAGGTAACGTTATCTCCAAGCACGACGCTGAGCGGGATATGGCTACTAGTGGAACTAAGCCTGGCGGCAAGGGAAAGTCGAACCGTGAAGGTCTTAACAAGCTAATCGCCAAGCGCACCCAGCACGATATTGCCTTGTTAATCATAAATTACACTTACGACAACATTGGTAGCCCCGGTAAGACTAATGCGGGAGGTAAAGCCGTTAACTTCTTTTCTAGCCTCACTTACCAGACAAGCCGCAAAGGTTGGTATGAGGGGACCGTTAATGGCCAAAAAGTACGAAAAGGTGCCGTGGTGCAGTGGAAACTATTCAAAAATCATGTTGATCGTAGTAATCCCGGTCCGAAAGTGGTAGAATTTAGAATCAGTGCCAATGGGTTTGAATATCTAGGAGGAAACAATGGCGGACAAGAATCAGAAGGGGACGAGTAGGCCTGTAGCTGTCTTGGTAGCCGACGTACACTACAATATCCATACCCTGCCCGTTGCCGACGCTGCTATGCGTCAGGCCATTGCCAAAGCAAATGAGTTAGACGTTCCGCTCATCGTCGCAGGTGATTTGCACGACACCAAGGCCAACCTGCGCGGTGAGTGCGTAAACGCCATGCTCGAGACGTTTAAACAATGTGCTAACGAGGCGTATGTTTTAGTTGGTAACCACGATAGGCTTAATGAGAAAGCTCCAGAGCATTCTTTGAAGTTTTTACGCCCCCCGGTGCATCTTATAGAAAGAACAACCCACATTGGTCACCAAACTCTACTGATGCCTTATTATCACGATCTAACCGCCCTGCGAAAGGCGCTTTCGTACCACAGGGATGACGGCACTGTGTCCACCCTCATCATGCACCAAGGCATCCAAGGTTCAAACTCAGGCGAATATTACAACGATAAAACGGCCCTCACATTCAAAGACGTTGAGAACTTCCGCGTAATATCTGGACATTACCACGCCCGCCAGGATATTGACACCGGCAAGGGCAATACGTTCTCCTATATCGGAAACCCATACACCCTAAACTTTGGAGAGTCTCGAGACCCGCAGAAGGGCTTTCAGATCCTTATGGACGACGGCACCTTAGAGTTTGTCCCTACCAACCTACGTCGCCATATCGTCATTGGCGTCACGATTAACGACAAGGGAGACCTTATTGCAGATAAGCGCACTACCAATCCCGACGACTTAGTATGGGTCAAAGTGGCAGGCAACGCTGCCCGCATCGCAGAATGGGGCAAAGAAGCCATTGGCCGAGCGCTATTCTTGCCTGGACCATTTCGGTATGAGGCAACTCCCGATGCCGCCCAAGCCGAAGTCTCAGAATCAACCAAAGGGCTCTCGCAAGTAGACATCCTAGATCGGATGATCGATGCTTTAGAGGTATCCACGCAGCAAAAAGAAGACTTAAAAAGCTTGTGGAAGGACCTCTCATGAAGCCCAAGTATGTTAAAGTCCAAAACTTCGGCAGTTATGACAGTTTAGAGCTAACCTTTGATAAAGAGGGCTTAACTCTCATCGCAGGCCCCACCGGTGCAGGCAAAAGCACCTTGTGCGATGCCCTTCCTTGGGTGCTCTTTGGCAAGACTGCCAAGAATGGATCAGTTGATGATGTGCGCTCCTGGCATACCAAAGAAGCGACCATAGGGGTGGCTGAGGTTGAAGTGGCTGGTCAAATCGTCACTGTAACCCGCTTTCGCGGCGTAGTTAGCGATATGTGGTTCCGAGTAGGGTACGGAGAGGAAATCCGTGGCAAAGACCGTATCGACACTCAGCGTCTTCTTAACGAAGCTCTTCGTATGGACATCGACACCTACCTGTCCAGCAGCTATTACCATGAGTTTAGCGAGGCAGCTGCCTTTTTTACCGCCAATGCTAAGGCGCGTAGGGCTTTTACTGAGCAATTGGCAGACCTGGCCTTCGCCAAGATACTAGCTGAGCGCCTCGCAGAGAAGTCCAAAATCGTCAAAAGCACTCAGGCAGATCTCGAGACGAGTATTGAATCACAGAAGGCCCGGTCCCAAGCCCTGCTCGAAGTGTATAATCAGGCTCTTGAGAGCTTTAAAGACGGCGCGAAACACTTCGAAGAGCACAAAGCTGCTCGCCTCGAGATACTGTTTCAACGCCTTGCCGACAAGCAGAAATACGCCATCGACTCCACCACCTTCGAAACCACCCTCTCAGCGCTCCAAGATGCCCTCAGAGAGGCCAAAGAGGCTAAGTGCGATACTTGTGGTGGCCCCCTGCACTCAGCCGACGTAGAGTCATTGCAGGAGGCTATAGACCAAGAGCGTCAGGTCCAGCATAAGAACGAGGGTGTTTTACGAGATATTGAGCGCCTACAGGAAGAAATCACCCGAGTGAGTAACGAAGTCCAACCAGAAAACACCGTGGACTTGGAAAAGCTTCTGCTGAAAGCCCAAAGGTCTAATGATGTTTGTAACTTACACAACGAAAATCTTAAAGCAGCCCGCGTTGCCCTCGCCAACCTCAATACCCTATCCGACGTAGTTTCGTCCTTCCGTGCCTCCCTCATTGCCAACACCGTCGCCCAACTCGCCAATGAGACCAATCGACTCCTGTCCAACCACTTCGACGCAGAGATTAAGGTCACCTTCACCGCAGAGAGCACGGACAAAATAAACGTCGATATCGCTAAAGACGGCAATATCTGTTCCTTTGTCCAATTGAGCAAAGGACAACGCCAGTTACTCAAGTTCTGCTTTGGTATGGCCGTTGTAAAGGCTGTCCGGGAGAACAACGGTGTTGGCAACAGTCCTCTATGGATTGACGAGGCGTTCGACGGCTTGAGCGAAGAGTTTAAGGTAAAAGCATTTGGCTTGCTTTCTGCTGTGAGTAAGGACTATTCTACCATTTACGTAGTGGAGCACTCCCAGGAACTAAAAAGTTTGTTTGCAAGCCAAGTAAAAGTATCGATGATTAACGGCAGGAGCACGCTTGAAGAAGCCTGAGAGCCCAAAAGAACGCAATCTTGTGAAAGGAGCCTTACGTCGCGTCTTTAGTCGCAGTGACGTTCGTAGGGAGGCGTTGTCTCGGCAACTAATCGAGCACAGCGACCCAAACCACCCCAGAGTCACTAAGTGGGCGTGGTGTGCTGAGTGCGGGGAGATACAGCCCGCATACAAAATGGAGGTGGATCACGTCTCTCCAGTCATCCCTATGGACAAAGAATTGGGAGCAATGTCTTGGGAAGAAGTGATAAACCGCCTATGGTGCGGAGTAGAGTTTTTGCAAGTAGTTGACAAAGAGTGCCATAAACGTAAATCTAAGGAAGAGAATAAAGCGCGCAGGGAATACAAAAAGGGGAGAAAATGAATGGCCTGGATCTACCTAGACTTAACGGACTCGATCTCTTCTCCGGCATCGGTGGAAACACCCTTGCCCTACGTCAGTACGTTAGTACCGTCGCTTACTGCGAGCAGGACCGACACGCTCAAGCTGTCCTCCTATCACGCATGGGCGATGGGAGCATTGAGCCGGCACCCATTTGGGACGACATCACGACCTTACGCGGAGACCACTTCGACGTGCCAATCGACATCATCGTTGGAGGCTTTCCCTGCCAAGACATCAGCGTTGCAGGTTCTGGAGCAGGCTTGGAAGGAAAGCGAAGCGGCCTTTTTTATGAAGTCGTTCGTCTGGCCAAAGAAATCAAGCCCCGATTCCTATTCCTTGAAAACGTCCCCGCAATCCGAACGCGGGGACTGGACCGAGTTATCGAAGAACTTACCGGAATCGGGTATGACCTTAGGTGGACGATGTTATCCGCTCAAGAAGTCGGAGCTCCTCATATCCGAAAGCGCTGGTTCTGTCTTGCCTCCAGACGGGAAGCCTTGGGCGACTCCGATCGGCAGCGGCACGAATCGCAATCTCGAAGCGTGGAACCGCAAAGCGGAGCGAGAGAACCGAGGCAGACCCCACGACTTGACGACGCAAGTGAAGCTTTGGCCCACGCCCCGAGCGAACAAACCAGAAGGGTACAGTTCTCCAAACTACAGTCCAACACTGGTTATAGCGGTAACAGGAGAAGCCAAGCCGATTGGTGGGAAGCTGAACCCCCAGTGGGTCGAGTGGTTGATGGGCTACCCCGCCGAGTGGACCGTCTTAAGCGACTTGGGAATGCAGTGGTCCCTCTCCAAGCCAAAACAGCGTTCGAAATCCTAATGGGGTTAAAATGAAAAGACAGTCGATATTAGTACTTAGCGATATGCATTGGCCTTACGCTCATCCCGACACCGTGGCGTTCCTAAAGGCCATTAAAACCAAATATCGACCCACCGATGTCGTTTGCATTGGCGATGAGGCCGACTTTCACGACAGCTCCTTTCACGACAGCGATCCTGACCTGGACGCAGCTGGTGTCGAGTTACAAAAGGCTATCAAAGGCCTACAGCCGATTTACAAGATGTTTCCTAAAGTCACCGTGGTGGAGTCGAATCACGGCTCGATGGTGCTTCGCAAAGCCATCCCCGCCAAGATACCCCGCAAAGCCATCAAGTCGTATAACGAAATCTTAGATGCCCCTAAGGGCTGGAAATGGGTTTTCGACATTATCATTAAAACACCCCTTGGCCCGGTATACTTTTGCCACGGTAAAACAGGGAGCGCTGGCAAGCTGGCCTCACAGTACGGAATGAGCTGCGTCCAAGGTCACTTCCACGAAAAAGCCCAAGTGACTTATATTAGTACGCCCGAGCGCCTTATGTTCGACGCCCACACAGGTTGTCTAGCTGACGACAAGTCCCTGGCACTAGGGTACAACAAGGTCAATGCCAAGCGCCCTATAGTGAGCGTTTTATTGATTTTAAACGGTATTCCACAAATCCTACCCATGCTTTTGGCCAAAGGTGGCCGCTGGACTGGCAAGATTTGAGACCGACTATTGACTAGTTCCCAAGGCCAAATTACCTTGGGGACATGAGTAATATAATACTGGTTATAGCCTTTCTCACTACAAGCCATCAGCAAAAGCTGCCGCCCATGCTCCTTAGCTCCCTCTGCTACGTAGAAAGCAGACACCACCCTAACACCATCCACCACGACGATGGCGGCACCGACAGTTTGGGTACCTGCCAAGTTAAGCTCGCTACTGCCCAATGGCTCGGCTTCAAGGGTACAGAGAAACAGCTTATGGAGCCTCGTACGAATATCCACTACGCGGGCCTCTACCTTAGGTACCAACTCACCCGGTATCATGGCGATGTTACCAAGGCCGTTATCTCCTACAATCGAGGCAACGCAAAAGGATTGACAAGTACCGCCTACAGCGATAAAGTCTTAAAACAGTGGAGGCACATATGAGTACTTACGAAACTTGCCCCAAGTGCAAGGCAGTTAAGAACCCTGGATGCCTTTGTGAAGGTGGGGGGTATAAAGCCGATCACGACAAGCCCGACTATAGCCTCCTCCCCAGCGAGTGGTTGGAAGAGGTCTCAAAGGCATTTACCTATGGCGCTAAGAAGTATAGCCGCCATAACTACCTAACGGGCATGGATTGGCACAGGATGTTCTCGGCTGCCCTCCGCCACGGGTATAAGTTCTGGCGCGGTGAGGATATCGACACAGAGACCGGCATCCACCATCTTGGGCACATGGGAGCCTGCGTGGGGATGTTGTACACCCACGTGGTGTACAACCTTGGTACCGATAACCGTTGGAAGGGACCAAAGAAGTGAAAACGATTAAGAACGAGCGTATTATTCCAACGGACATTGATGGTACCCTTATCATCCACAACCCCGGCCCTGGCATTCCTAGGGTTGGCGTAGTAGATCCCTCTACCGGCCACACAGTAGCAATGGGTATTAACCAAGCCATGGTGAAGCTGGTGCGGGAAGAGAAGTTTCGCGGAGCGTTTGTTATCGCGTGGTCCCGAGGTGGGTATGCCTGGGCTAAAAACGTCATTAACGCCTTACACCTTGAGAATCATGTCGATTTAGTCATGACTAAGCCAATGGCATATTTTGACGATATCCCAGTTGAAAAATGGCTTGAAACTCGCGTCTTTCTAGACGAGAATACCATATACAAGAGGTGATAGATGAGCGAGTTTATGATGGGGCTGACAATTTTAGTGTCTATACCTGTTGTGTTTGCCCTTGTAGGAGCAGGCCTCGCAGTTGGAGCTAAAATTATATTTTTGATCTTAGATTGAGACTAACAGTCATTAGCATACCGCTAACGACAGAACCGAAGGAGCCGAAATGGCGTTTAAAACTGTAACTGACCTCAGCGCTGACACTACGATCAGCCTTGGTGGTACCAACCGCAAGACGGGCAAGAAAAACCCCGATAGTATCGAGGGATACTATCTTGGCTCGCGCCAAGTCGAAGACAAGAAGAAGAAGTCTGGGGTGTCGTACCTCTACACGTTCCAAACGGCTAAAGGAAACGTGGCTGTCTGGGGCAAGACGGACCTCGACATCAAAATGCGTTCTGTGGCTGTAGGCACTATGGTGCGCGCCTCGCACGTCGGCATGAAGCCCACGCCCAACGGTGAGATGTACAAATACAAAGTCGAAATCGACGACGAAAACACCATCGAAGTCCAAGGTACGCCCGAAGCGCCTTTGGCTGATGACGATGGCGCTGATGCGGAATATGTGGCGGCTAAGATAACACAAGAAGACGACGACATCGCGGACGACTCGGACGATATCGCCCAAGCTGCTGCTCTTGCCGCCCTTGAAAGGAAGGCTAAAGTCCAAGCTTTGTTGTCCAAGAATAAAAAAGCCTAAGTTGTTCCCCGGAGGCCCTCAGTGACCCTAGTTCGCATGCTTTCCCCCCAATGGCTTATGGACAAAGAGCCGACGCGACGACGGGTTATTGAGGGCCTATTTTCTACCGACGAAATCCTGGCAATGAATGCCGAAGGCATGAACGCCTACTACCTCCCCAACGGCCCTAAAGAGTACGTCCCCGGTACCACTGTAGACGGCAGCCTTGTCGACAATTTCCAATGGGTGTTCGTCGACTGTGACCTAAAAGACGGCAAGTACGCCTCCAAAGACGCTTTTATCGAAGCCCTGACCAATGTCCCAGAGCCCTCCCTAATCGTCGATAGCGGCCATGGTGTCCACGCTTATTGGAAGGTGTCGGACCTAGACGCTATGGCCTACCTGCGCCTCTCCAGACGCCTTATACGCGCTTTAAACACCGACGAGGCAGTCGGCCAGATATTCCAGCTTATGCGACTCCCTGAGACGCTTAACACCAAGCAGGAGCACAACTTCGTCCTTTGCGAAACCCTTCACACTTCTGACACGGTCTATACCTGCGAGCAGCTAGATAAGGCTCTTCCGCCCATTGCCCATAACGACGAAGCCTATTGCCAGCAGCATTACGATAAAACCTATAACGTCGATCGAAAAAACCTCAATATTGACGACACTCTACCGCCTAAATTTGGTGCCCTTTTAGCGTCCAATCACGAAGTCAAAGATATATGGGCTGGTGGGGCATCGGACAGGAGTAAAAATGATTACCGTCTTGGTCACATTATGCTTGCTCATGGCTTTACAAGGGATGAAGCCGCCTCCGTGCTGGTAAACAGCGCCAAGGCCCTAGGTCGGCTTCCTGTACACCGTGCGTCCTATGCTGAGAACATCATAGACAAAATCTGGACCTTCGAATCCGCTACGCCAGAAGTAAAAGCCCAGACCTCCCCCACGGTGAGAGACATTCTGTCCAAGGGCGAAGAGACCGTCAAAGGTACCCGCTTCCCCTGTAACAAGCTCATTGACGACACCGTGCATGGCTTTCGCTTAGGCCAAGTTATCGGTATTATAGGCGGCAGCGGAGTGGGCAAGACCACTCTGACGCTTAACGCCTTCCTATGGTTTGCAGAGAACAACCCAGAATACCACCATTTCTTCTTCTCCCTTGAACAGCCTATTGGCGAGATTGCGTCCCGTATCCGCACCATCTGCGGCATTAATGATTCGCTCTATGACAAAATACACATAGTCTCTAACTATGCGGAATCAGGCGAATATCGTCACATGTCTATCGACATGGTCCAAGAGCACATAACGACGTGGCAGAAAGAGACAGGGCTTAAAGCTGGTGCCATCGTCATCGACCACATTGGCGTTCTTGAGAAGTCCACCAAGAATGGAGAGGCGGACGGGCTTATCTCTATCTGCCGTAAGATGAAGGCAGTAGCGCAGGCCACCAACACTATGCTCATCATGCTCTCTCAAGCTCCCAGGGAGAAAGCGGGCATTGGAGACCTGGAGTTAGACAAATCTGCCGCATACGGCACGGTGTTTTTTGAGTCTTTCGTCGACTACTGTATTTGTCTTTGGCAGCCTCTCAAACGCACCTACACTCAAGGCGCACCCACGGTAATGGCGGTGAAGTTCGCCAAGATACGGCATAAACTACAGAACAAAGACCGCATCAAAGAAGATACGTGTTACCAGTTTTTCTTTGATCCAGAGACCGAGCGGGTGCGAGAATTAACTCAAGACGAAGAGAAAGCCTCGGAGTACTGGGTTAAAACCGCAACTAACTTGCGGAAACTAGACAAAAAGACAGATATCGTTCGTTACGAGTCGCGCAGGGTGGAGGAGCCTAGTGCCAAAACTGACAGTAATACACAAGCCGTCAGACATTGATGCCCTCCGTCAGCGTCTTGAAACCGCTGACCTAGTGGCATTCGACACAGAGACGACGGGTGTCCATAAGGGCGCTGAAATCATTGGATTTTCCCTGTGTTTCGACGAAACCGAGGCTTTTTACGTCGTCCTGTCGTATTGGGACAAAGATGCATCACAACTCAAGTATTGGGACAATAAAGTCTCCGCTACGGCCCTAATCCAAGCCCTCGCCGCTAAGCGCCTAATCATGCACAACGCGATATTTGACTGCACCATGGTCGAAAACTTCTTCAAAGTAAGTCTTATCAACAGCTTACACACCGACACCATGGTGCTAGCTCACTTGCTCGACGAAAATCGTCGTATTGGCCTTAAAGAACTGGCCACCAACCTCTTTGGTGATTCTGCGGCCGACGAAGCCAAGGCGATGAAGGAAAGTATCGTCGCCAACGGTGGAAGCGCCTCCAAGGCCAATTATGAGCTTTATAAGGCTGATTGGCAGCTAATCGCCAAGTACGGTGCTCAGGATGCCCTATTGACCTATAAGATGTTCCTAGCCCTAGTACCGGAGTTATACGACCAGGGCCTAGACCAGTTCTTTTACGAAGACGAATCAATGCCATTGCTCAAGGGAGCTACCTATGACCTCAATACCGTTGGACTCAGAGTCGACACAACCGCCCTCACAACCCTCAAAAAGACGCTTGAAGCTGAGTGCGCGGAGGCTCATTCGTTTATATATGCTGAAATCAAAGCGCGCATATCTGACAAATATCCTGGCACTAACAAAAAGAACACTTTCAATATCGGCTCGAATGTGCAACTTTCTTGGCTTGTATTTTCTGTTTACGGGCTGGAGTTTAATGGACTTACAAAGGAAGGTAAGTCGGTTGCCAAAGCTCTCGGTCTTAGAATTCCCTACACGCGTGGAGCTAAGTCCGAATTTATTAGAGCGGTCGAGCAGAATGCTGGACAATATTACGTCCAACCTGCCAACGGTAAAGGTGGCAAAAAGTACAAAGAGCCGTGGGCGTACATCGCGGTTGACAAAGAAGCGCTCAAAAAGCACGCGCCCAAGTACAAATGGATCGAAAAGTTCCTCGAATACCAAAAAAAGCAAAAAATCCTCCACACCTACGTTGAAGGTATCGAAGAACGACTTAATTATGGAGCTATCCAACCGCAGTTTCTACAAACCGGAACCACAAGTGGACGGTACAGTAGTCGCAATCCCAATTTCCAAAACCTCCCGAGGGACGACAAAAGGGTCAAAGCGTGCATCGTCTCCCGCCCAGGTAAAGTCTTCGTCGGGGCTGACTACTCTCAGCTCGAGCCTCGTGTCTTTGCGTACTTCTCGCAGGACGAAAGGCTCAAAGCAGCTTTCAAAGGCGAAGACGACTTCTACTCGGTAATCGGCATGGAGGTCTATGGAAAGACCGACTGCACCCCGCAGAAAGAGGGCAGCCCTGACGCCTTTGGGGTTAAGTACAAGAAACTCAGGGACTTGTCCAAGGTTATCGCCCTAGCCTCCACCTATGGTGCCTCGGCTTGGCAGCTTATGAAAACCACCGGTAAGTCCGAGGCCGACACGCAGGAAGACATTAACGCCTATTTCGAGCGCTTCCCAGGCGTCGCCAAGATGATGACCGACAGCCACAACATGGCCAAAAAGGATGGCTTTGTCACCAACTTATTCGGACGTAAGCGCAGAATGCCCGACGCAATGCGCATACAGAAGATGTACGGCACTACAGAGCACCATGAACTGCCCTATGAAGCCCGCAAGATGCTGAACCTAGCCGTCAACCACCGCATCCAGTCCACAGGTGCATCTATTATCAACAGGGCGGTAATACAATTTTGCAATAATATCAAAGAGTTAGGCATTGACGCCAAGGTCGTTGTGCAGGTCCATGATTCTTTGGTGGTAGAGTGCCCAGAAGCCGATGCTGAGGCCGTCTCACTATTGCTCCAGGACGCCATGGAGAACACCGTCAAACTTGAGTCTATTGACCTTGAGGCGGTCCCCAAGGTCGGAAAAACCTTAGCAGACGTTTAAAACCGCTTGACACCTGTCCAAATTGTGCTATTGTAGTATTCAGAGGTATCAGAATGAAACAAAAATTGACATTCCTTAAGGCAAAGATGCTTTCCTACTTCCCTACCCGACTTCCGCTCGGCAAGTCGGAGTTTAACGATTGGGCGACCAAAATCATCTCCCTTTCTGGCTCTATTGCGGACGAAGACTCAATGCGCTATGTACTTGCATCCAAGATTCTGGAGCTTAAGCCTAATGCCTCCCGCGTCCCACTTAATGAGTTTGTGAAGCTCATGCATAAAGCGGCCGCTAATCAAGTCGCATCCTCTGTGTTCCAAGAAATCCGGGCGAAGCAACAAGAAGCCCAAAAACAAGCAGCAGCGACAGCCACAACCCCAGAATCAACCAATGAGCAAAAAGTCTGACTTCAAGCAACTCCAGCGATTTTGGTATGAAAAACTAAAGCGCGATGGTTTCGAGGATATCGAAGTCAACGAGGCGACGCTAAAGCGCACTTCCGCTGCTACCTTCGAGAACTCAAACCCTATGCTTTCCGAGATTAAGCGGCAGTATTACAGCATGGCAGAGCAGTTTTTAAATGAGAATGAGTTTGAGAACGTTAGAGAACGCATTATTTGGGAATACCATACAAACGCCATAAGTATGCGAAAAATTGTGTTTTTACTCAACCAAACCAACCCCGTAGCCCAAATCAGCCGCACTTACGTTTGGAAGGTAATCAACAGGCTTGAGCGCGCAATGAGACTTAAGTATGTCTACCCAGAGGTCCCCGGTGTCCAATAGCAGTATTGACGCCCTATACACTGTACGCAGCTTCCTGCCAGAAACGGACATGGCCTTTATTAAGGCGACTTGGCTTCGCGGGCTGTACTACGGAGACAGCTGGTATTCCAAAATACCCAAAGCTGTCTTTATGGATGCCTATAGCCCTGCCCTTGACAAATTGCTCACAGGCGGTACAGTAGAAGTGGTAATCGCCTGTCAAAAAGAAGATCCAGACGTCATCTTGGGGTACTCCGTGCTTAGCAAAGACGCTCAAATCGCCCACTTTGTATACGTCAAAAGTGTCTGGCGACAGAAAGGCATTGCTCGCCGCATTATGCCATCGCACCCAGCCTCGGTATCACATCTAACCAAACTTGGCCTGCAACTATTACCTAAGCTTCCCGGAACCATTTTCAACCCATTTAAACTATCATAGGAGATATCATGTCTGCTAAATCGACTTTCAAAGGAAAAAAAGTGAGCCTCAAGCCAGCTGATCCGCGCCCCCTCGAAGCCATTCAACAAGAATACCAAAAAGCCGCTTTCGACCTTGGGCAATTGGAGTACCAGATTTTTGCCTCTCAGTCGCAGGCTGAGGAGCTGAAGAAGAAGATCTTGGCCTTGAACCAAGAAGCCTTCTCGCGCAAAGACTTGGACTCGAAAGCCGCTCCTACGGAAGCGCCTGTGGAGGCTTCTGATGCAAACGCTTAATGGTCGCAAAGTCAAAATAGTCCGTATGCATGCGGTCGCCCATGCTCCGGGCCTTGGGCAAATCGGCCCAGCTATCGACGCCAATAGCGGAAAAACCCTTGGCGTCATGGAACTCTTATACTACAACGAGGGTGTCTACTTCCGTTGCAAGGGTGTAGAGGGCTTCATCCCCAGCGGTAACGTTTCCAGCATTATTTTTGAACCCGAAGCCGCTGTGGCAGTCCCAGTTAAAAAATGAAAGCTGTAGAAGGGCAGTTCAAAGTTATTCGCGTAGACCCTTACCGCAGGACGGTGGATACACACCGCATCCCACCTGATGGTAATGTTTACACTTTTAGCTGCCCTCCCGGCCCTCTTCCTGAGAAGGGCGATATCTTAACGCTCGCTCCCAAGGCTACGGTGCATTGATGAAGCACGTTTCCAAGCCCTCGACGACAGTAATGCAGGCACCAGCACAAAAGGCACCTGATATTCTTGTCTCTGAGGTCTCAATCCTTGGCCTAATTGATAAGGGCCTTGTAGCGTTACATCGCGAAATGACTAACCTTTTGATACTATCGGCCAAGGGCAAGTTGGAAGCGCCCTTAGCCCGCGACTTAAGAGACACCGTGAAACTGCTATTTGAGCTGTCTGACAGGGGCGAAAAACTCCTTAAAGACAAAACCGATGACGAGTTAAAGGCGATACACACAGATGTCAGTACCGATAAGCAAGAAAGAAATCCAAGCTGAGCTTAACCGCAGATCCTCCAAGATCACCGGTAACCAAGTAGAGCTAAGTGGGCAGTTCCCGCAACAGAACGCCTTCATTGAAGATCCTAGCCGTTTCCTAACGGCTCAGTGCGGCCGTCGTTCTGGTAAAACCACAGGTCTTGCCATCAAGTTCTTTAAGACTCTAGAGAAGCACCCAAAGGCCCAGTGCCTTTACCTCGCACTTACTCGCGAATCTGCCCGCGAAATCCTTTGGCCCGTCCTTATCGAGATTAACGACAAGTACCGACTAGGTTGCGACTTCTTGGAGTCGAAACTCACCATGCGCCACCCCAACGGCTCCTCCCTAGTGCTCTATGGTGCCGACCAGAAAAACTTCGTTAAGCGCCTTCGAGGACGCAAATACCCAGGTATCGGTATTGACGAAGCGCAGGATATGGGCCCCCACTTACAGTCCCTCATAGATGATGTCCTTATGCCCGCTATTGCTGACTACTCTGACTCATGGATAGCCATGACGGGCACCCCCGGCCCCGTCCCAGCTGGATACTTCTTTGAAGCCACCATGAACGGCAAATATGGCTATAACCGCCATGGTTGGACCATCCTCGACAACCCTCACATGCCCGATCCTGCTAAAATCATTGACGAAATCAAGACAAAAAACCAATGGGACGAGAGCAATCCGACGCTCAAACGAGAGTGGCGTAACCAATGGGTGTTAGACGTCAACAGCCTATGGGTGCGCTATAACGAGGTCCAGAACGACTTTACCCAGCTGCCCCAAGAGAAGATGCAGTACATCATTGGCGTCGATATCGGCTACAAGGACGCAGACGCCATAGCCGTCCTTGGATGGTCTGACGTTTCTAAAGTCGTATATCTTGTCGAAGAGTTTGTAGCACCTAAGCAGGACATCACCGACCTCACCAACTGCATAAAGGCTTTCCAAAAGAAGTACGACGCCACTAAGATCGTTATGGACGAAGGCGCTCTCGGCAAGAAGATAGGCGAAGAGCTGCGTAGGCGCCATCTCATCCACGTCGAGGCAGCGGAGAAGACAGAGAAGCAGTCAAATGTCGAATTGCTCAATGATGCCCTACGGTTAGGTCAGTTTAAGGCGCGAAAAAACTCTCGATTTGTTAAAGATAGCTACCTGGTACAGATTGACTGGGACAAAACCCGCCCAGACAAAATTATTGTTAAAAAACACCCACATAGCGACATTATCGACGCTGTTCTGTACGCCTTTAAGCTCACCTACGCCTATACCTATGAAGCCCCCAAGAAAGGCCCCGTCTATGGCAGCCGAGAGTGGGCTAAGGAACAGTCCGAAAAGATGTGGCAGTGTGAAATGGACGGGTATTTACAGGAAAGCGCAGATAAATACAACGAAAACCCCACAAACCAGTGGATTTTAGGCAAAAAGTAGTGGACTTGGGACTAAAATCAATACTGATGCCCAACGGAGGTTCACTTTGTTGCCCTTTATGAAACCAAAAGCCCAAGCGGGCATTATGACCACCTACCGCAAGCCGGACAGTGACGAGTCAGCACAAGCTCCTGAGACCGAGCAATACGACGAAACCCACGGTATCGCAGAGGATATTCTACGCGCTGTGAGCACTAAAGACGCCAAAGCCCTTGCCGAAGCGCTTAAAGACATGTTTGAAGTATTAGACGCAGAACCTCATACCGAGGGTCCACATATTAACGAATCTGAGGGTGAATAATAATCATGCCGTTACTGCCTGGAAAGTCCAAAAAAGCTTTTTCAAAGAACGTTGCGACTGAAATGAAGGCGGGAAAGCCTCAGCCTCAAGCCTTGGCCATTGCTTATAGCATTAAGCGCAAGCACCCCAAAAAGATGGCCGAAGGTGGTTTAGCTACGGCTAAGACCGAAAGCCGTCCGATGCCTAATAAGCGCTATAACGATTCTCGCGACCTTATGCAGAACAGTGGCGACAAAGCCCCGGGCCACGACAGTTGGACCGACCGCGCTCCTGAACGAGCCGCCTCCATGGGCCCTCGTCCTAAGCTCCAGCCAATTCATGCCGGCAAAATGGCTGCCTCCAGCGTAGTCCGCGCGCGTCCTATAGATGCTATGGGCCGCGCAATGGAACGAGAAGAGGCCGACTTTATTCAAAGAGATCCTCCGGCCTCCCCAGATGAGCAACCCTATGAGCGTGACGACGAGCTGCGTCCTGACCGCCAAGGCCCCAAAGCTCATCCAATGAAGATGATGGCTGAAGGCGGAATGATCAACGAAGAAGTCTCAATGAAACGGGCCGAAGAGGACGAAGTTGAGCACCCGGCCGGTCTCGAAGAAGACGACGATCAAATGGCTCCTAG